AATTCTTGAATCTTTTTTTGCCATAAAAAGATTATATTTGGTAAGTCCCTTTTAGTTTAGATTAGTCTCCGTTAATTACAAATTATACAGGCCAGACATATTCATAGGTTTCTGGACGATAGCCAGGGTCTTCTGGCCAACCAAACTGTGAATACCACTCATATTCTTTGCTAAGCAAAGCCAGTCTATGACTAGAAGCAATTTTTTTGTATTGGGGCTGGTAACTCATCCACTGAGGATTGAACATATTGCCAGATTCAATAAGGCCCAGCTCAATTGCACGAAATACTGTTGCCTTGGCTTTATCACCAATAGTCGATTTGAAGCCGCGACGCTTCCACTCGTCTACCATACATTGTATGTAGTAGTATAGAGCCATTTCGTGGCCACGCCACATACGGACTGCGGGGTGGTTAACCCATCCCCTTGGAGCACGGTGTTCACCTGCTGGGTCAAGCTCAAGCAGAGTCATAAGAATCTGCCAGCCTTCAAGGGCCTGCTTGTTAAGGCGTCTATTATCTAGAACCTTAGCGATATCTTCGAAACTAGTAGTTATAGGTACAAATGTTTGCATGAATAGAAACTATCACTGTTTTGGTGAAAATGCAACTGAATTTTTCATCTGTGCAAATACCGTTACAGAATAGTTATCTTCTGTATTTGTTGATTTATTTAGCCCTATTTTTAGCTCTAAAGATACTTTTTCTTCTACATCAGCTTCATTTATACTCAAAAATAAAGCTATTTTTTCTAGTGCTTTGAATCTAGCGTCAAGGTAGTCTTTTGCTGTATATTTTAATTTAAATGATGTTCTCATTACTTTATCCTTTTTTCTAGCTTGTAAGGAGAGTAATGAACTCCATTTAGAGCAGGTTCTTTTCCATCAGTAGATTTAAAAATTACATCACCATATCTAATGGCAACAACTTTTCCAACTCTACCGTTGTGTAAAACTCCAGTACTGTCAGAGAAAGCATCCTTTAAAACTCTAACTTCATCACCAACCTTGATAAATCCAGGCTGAACTGGCACCCAAACTTCATCAGTAGTTACTTTTTCATAGATGTTTACACCTAAAGCAAGTTTATTAAATAAATAAACTACTTCTTTTGCTTGCTCATTAGTTAAATTATCTAAATCATTCCATGACTCAAGTAGTGCTAAAAGTGCAACCCCAGGGGCAACTTTAATTTTTGCATCTTGCATTTGTTGACGAACCCATTCAAAATTTACATCGGGCATTTTTTTCTCCTTATTATTTAAATATGGAATTCAGAAGTTTATCTGAATCCTCTTTTGTTGGAATATTATTTTTATAAGATTCTTTTTGCAATTTAGCAATACCTATTATATCTTGGCTTGTTTGATTTTCTAGATCGTATCCTAGCATTGACCACTCAGGACCAAGAAAACTAGTTTCTCTCCAATCGGATAAAACTATTGTTCCACTATTTAAAGCCTGGATTAATCTATATGACCACCATATGCCAACCCCTCTATCCTGAGGGCTCAACATAAATCCATGTGAACTATCTATAAGCCGTTGGGCATCAAAATCAGATATTTTCTTAAACTTTTTAAAATCTTTAATTGGTATTCTTAAAAGTTTAGATAAATTTTCTGACCATTTAGTCTTTTTTTGTTCTGTAATCCAGTAGTCTCCAATTGAATTTTTTAAAGCAGGTCTTTCTGTTAGCAAAAAAGCATCTAAATTTACAGGTATAAGACTTTCAGAAGCAGATAGTCCTAAAAGTTTGTCTATATTTCTTGTATTTTTAAAAGGTAAAGACGGATATATTGTTTTTGGCCATGCCTTAGTTAATAATTTATTATTAGCTTCAGTAATAATATCTATACAAGATTCTTTAGCTAAATTAAATTCAGTTCTTTTAGAATAAAAAGTACTAAAAATACTTAATGGATCAGCATCAATTGCATTAAATCCATGTTTGTACTGCCACAATTGAGGGTAATCCGCAACAAGAACAAGTTTTTCAGACTCATACATCAGATTTATTACATTCATTGCGCCGTAAACTTTATTAGCAACTTGACTAGTTACTGGAGTAATTCCAACAACGATATAGTCGTATTTATCTAAATAATCTTTTGTCCATGTCACGCTAGGGACTAGCCATTCAACATCAGCAAATACAGAAATTCTGTCAGCTAAAGTTTTAAAAAATGTAACATTGGTAGATGGCTTTGTGTGATGTGAAGCCATGCCAGTTAATAAAATTTTCATACAAATCCTTACATGAAGTTAGTGGGGCACCATAAAGATGCCCCACCAACATACATGATTCCTAGAACGGTTCGTTAGAGGAAACTGGTGCCGCAGGCGCAGGGGCAGGCGCAGGGGCAGGAGCTGGAGCAGGGGCAGCAGGGGCAGGAGCTGCCTGAGGAACCCCAGCAGTTACAACAGCATCAGCAGAACGAATAATGTGGTACTGCTTAATTTCATTACTGCGATTGCCGTTGTAGGTTTTAGTACCTAGAGTTGCACGGAAAGATCTTCCAAGCAGTGCTTGTTCAATCTGAGCGTTACTTGGCTGAGAGTTAAAATACTCTTTGCCAAGACCTAGAGCTGACATCTTCATAAAGAACATGCCAAGTGCCTTGCCATTCTCTGGAGAAACGACAAGGTTGTCCCAGACACGACGCTTTGCATAAGGACCACCCTGAACCTCAGTTGTGATCTTAAACATAGTCTTGCCAGTCTGAGTGACTGTTGCCTTAGCGTCGATTACTTTTAGTTCGTAATCGCCATCTGGCATTGGTTCGAAGTTGGTAGTTGTTTCTCCAGCTTCTTGAATGAGTTGAGACCAATTAACTGATGACATGTGGTCTAACCTTCTTTCTTTGTTGTAGTGGATTGAGCCTTCTGACCGAAGACCATATCGAGCATGCGTTCTACACCTAGATCGCCTTGCTCAACGACTTTACCTAGACGTCCTTGAACGCGCTCACCTGCTTCATACTCAGGAGTACGTTCAACATACATGCGACGTACTTTGTATGGTGGCTGAAGTGGATCAGGATTCGGCATCTGCTCCACGGTGATTGCGCCAAGGATATCGTAGAAATACGGGGCCTGAATTGCTAGCTGACCCTGTAGGTAAGGACGATATACGCCATCCTGACCCTTACGAGCCATAGCAGTCAGTACTACAGCCTCAAGAGGCTGAGTAGGGTGCATCGTTAGGTCACGGAGGTCACGAAGTAGTGCACCCATGTGGCGAAGTAGTTCGCCCCACTGCTGCATCTTCATCTGCTCTGTACCAGCGATGTTGTCCATGCACTTAACCTGCAACTCTGAAATCGAGTCGATGATTAAGGACTTGAACTGGTGTTTTCCAGCCTGTAACCACTGGAAAGCTTTAATAACAACGTCATAATCATTTACTTTGACTACAACGGTGTCCCAGGTTCCGTCAGCCACAGGGGGCTCTTCACGGATTGGGTCCCAATACTTTACATTGATTGGTAGGAAGCGGTGGCCTCCCTCAACATCGAGCATTAGGCGAGGATATGGTGCTGTGACAGCAAAGGTTGATTTACCAACCTTAGATTCGCCATAAACCATAATGGTTAAACTGCGTTCTACGTCAGACATCATTCACTTCCTTTTTTCTCTTCATTTGTGTAATAACCGTACGGGTCGGCGACCTCGAACGCATCGCTAATCGCTGCTTCAGCTGCCGAACCATCGTCAACTAGCGGGCAAATAGCGAAGAATTGGCATTTCCATTTGCAGTCACGAGTCGGCTTTGGATATGCAAGTTTGTAGTGGCTTTCTCCTGCGTCAAGACCATCACGTACTCGAAGCATATCTTCAAGAGTACCTTCCAGTCTTTGCCAGAAAGAACGTAATGCAAAAGCATTATGACGAACAGTTATCTGGTCATAAAAAGGTGGTTTAGCATATGCTCCACGCTTTACTTTGCGTAGCATTGTAAAAATTCCACCCTCGGAACGTTCACCATCTTTGTTTTGAGCCTCTTCTAAAACCATATAAGTTAAAATCTGCTCATTCATATTTGCTGTGGAACCAAAATCAGCAAAAGAACCACCAACAGTTTTAAAGTCACGGAACATACGAACGCCATCAATCTTGCGACGAACACGCATGTCAATTTTTCCCTGAAGAATTACTCGACCTTCCATCATAGGGCGTTCAATAACTTCTTCTGTAGAAATCATTTCTAGTTCTGCGTCAATACCTTCAATCTCTACCCACTCTAGGTAGCCCTCAAGCATAACACGGCCAAGTTCGGCTTCGGTCTCTAGTTCACTAGTATCACGATATTCATCAGTAAGAATCTTCATATCTCTTTCAACAAGTTCAGCATGTGCATCTAAAAGAGGTTTACCAGTCGAATAGTAAATATCTAATGCTTCGTGAATACGAGACCCAAGAGCAAGTGCTCCAGTAAAGTTTTTTACTTTTGGCTGAAGACGACGGTAGTAAGTAAACCACCAGCGGCGACGGCAGTCTTTGAATGTTTGAATCTCTGAGTTAGAAATTCTAATTGGTTCATTCATTTAATTTAACCTTTCAGTTTGATGTCATCAAAAAAGTTATATAACCCATCAAGCGACGGAGCCTTTTTGAATAATGGTTGTGATGCTATTTCTTCTAGGGCACTAGAAGAAGATACTAGTTGTTTCATATAATCAAGAAACTCTTGATGCGACGAAAAATCATCATAATTAATAAAACAATCTTCATTAAAATCTTTTTTAGCCCATTCGTCTCCCCAGTAAATAGGGATACATCCACAGAACTTAGCATCAAATAATTTCTCCGTAACATATCCTACAGAGTTTGTGTTCTCAAAGCAAATATTAAATATATAATTTTCTAAAAGTTCACGCTTATCTTTGTTTTTTGTTTCCCCATCATTAGGGATTGGGTTCTGAAAAACATAACCATACCCATCTACTGGAAATACATTCTCATTAAGACTTATAGCAACTTCTATACGGTTACGAGTTGGATTACTGGCAACAATACAGCAAGCACGCTGTCTATTAAGAGTCTTTGACGGATCTTGAATTTTTGTTAAATCATTTATTTTTTGTACTTCTTCTGGAGACCACCAATCAATATACTGCATCCATGTAGGTAATCTATACGTACTTGTAGTCAAATCAGTTTCCTTGAACCCCAAAAATATATCTCCATCAATATAAAAGTATTTATTGGGGTAGCGTTCATTAACTTCACCAGTAAAAAAGATTCTTTTTGCTTTTCCAGTGTCTACTCCAGATAGACTCCCAAACACCGTGTAAATAACATAATCAGCTTTTTTGTGGTCATCTACAATTACTACTTCTTCTCCAACAAAGTAATCTTGCATAGCTTTCTTAAAAAAGTTATTTTGCGGATTAAATGTTGGCCAAAAACCATGAAAAGAAATATTTACTGTCATTATTTACTTTCTTTCAGCATCTTAAGTAAC